CATTAATTCTTGTAAATGCTGTTCTGACTGTACCTGTTGATATAACCCTACATTTAGAACATCTACTTTGATATATCCTAGTTGCTCAGCCGTTTCGTAATCTAAACTAGCCCGACCAATAAAAGGATCACATGGTATGTCAGTGAAATAAACACCTGTGTTGTGTTTTGTATTTTTGCCATCACGAATAATACTTGCGGCAGTATGTTGGATCACAGCGAGAGCTTGATCTCTACTGGCTACATCAATATCAATGTCACTTGAAAATTTCATATCTAAAAGAATCTAAGCTGGGTAAGTAATCCGCTAATTTAACATTACGAAACTGATCAAGAGCATCATTGAATTCAAAAAATTTCTTTAACTTTTGAATTTCTAAATTATATTCAAATTGGTAATATTTAATCAAACCATCAACAAAACTTTTAAGTAATATACTATTATTGTAACACTTGAGTGTTTTAATTTGCAATAGGTTATCTAATACATCATCTCTATGTGGATGCAGATATGCGGACATAATATCATCTTTTACTTCAGCCAACTGACAATGAACTAGCTTTCCGGCAAATTCTTTATCAAAAAATTCAAACAGTTCATATAAGTTAGCCACATTATAGATTGACACAGTGACATTAAAGGACAACCAGTGTTTATTTTCATTGACCCATTTTGCGTTTTTAAAAATTTTGTTCCAATTAGCAGGGAATCTTATGTAATAATTTAACGATTCTAATCCATCTATACTAAAAATAAATGATACATTCGAAAAGCAATTTATTTGTTGCTTAAATTTTTCACTAAATCGAACTCCATTTGTATTAATCAGTAGTTCAAAATTTGTATTATTTTGTTTTATACATTTATCTAAAAAAGCATCAAATTCTATCATAGCAGTTGGCTCACCGCCGGCTACATATAGTTTGTGTAGATTTGTAAAATCTACTAGATCAAAATTAGTGTATTCTAATTTTTTGCTATCTATTGGTACTAAGTTTAAATGTTTATATTCTTGATGTATTAAATTACTGTCTGCCGGACTACAAGTTCTGCATTTCAAGTTACAAACATTGCTAGCTCGTACTTCATAATACACAGGATTTTCAATTTTGTTTAAGTCATCTGTAGAAGCCAAATTCAACCTATTAGCCCATTCTACTGTTTCTTGTTGTCTGGCGCTCAGTATTCCATTTTGTTCTAAGCTATAACACGATTGACAATGCTCGGGCAATTCTATTCCCGATAACATCTTGGCTCTTATTTTTTGATACTCTTGGTTAGTTTTAAAATCACCTAAGTTTTTATATTTTACTATTGGCCGAGATGATCTACAACAAACAGTAGTATTACCGTCATTTACTAATAATTCAATAAATGGAAAAATACAAAAACTTGTATTAGAGCTTACTAATTGTTCCCAATAGTTTATTTCATGCAGTAACTTTTTATCAAGAAATTCAACTTCAACGAACTGATTTATTATGTTGGCTGCTTTGATAGTCAAATAAAATGCATCTGGGTGTGTATAAGAATCCTTGTTTTGATTCAATACTACAACTCTATCAAAACTTTTTTTTGCCAGATCTATTAATTCGCCAAAATCAATATCGTATATACTGGAATGATAATAACCTGGTTCAATAGACACATCAGGAGAATCTATCAAACCAAAAAAAGCTGACTTGTTTATTTTTGCTAATAATTTAGATTTGTTGTCAGTATCTTGTGTGTTATTACCCAAGCAAAGTATTTTCATAGCTCTGCTTCCTTCAAAACATACTTGCACCACTCTACATCGGCCACGTAATCCTTGAACTTACGATTCCAGTAATCAGGATCAATCCAAGGAAGAACAATGGCCAAATGCTCTGTAGAAATAGACTCAAGAAACTCAATGCCACTAAGCAAGCCCACTATCTCCATTTGCGTATTCCTCCATTTGTTTGAGGCCGCGTTCGAGTGCGTCCTGGACTGCTTCTCGCCTGATATACTCATGTAACCATTCTTCGTAAAACTTGTCCTTGCACCAATGGTCTAATTTTTTATTGTTCTTTAGTAACCAAGTTGTAAAGCTGTTGCTGTTAATACAGCGAATAGCAACCAAGTGTCTGCCGAACTTAACAAAAGCATTGTAATACGGACTTGCAACGAAGTCAGTATAGCTCTTAAGCTGTGCGCTACCTTGTGTAATTTCAAAAAATTGTAGATACGCTCTAAGACCAAATTGCACTCCTGTTTCTGTTTCTTGTTGCCAACGACGTTTGGGCTCACACAAATGAGCTGTTAATGTACTTTCTTTTCTGAACAATCGCTCACAGTATTTACATTTATAAAAGTCTGTGGTCATTTATGTATTTGACTAAAAAATCGTTTAATATTTGATGTTGTCCTGGCTGCCTATGTTTTATTTCTTCAGGAACTGTTTGAGGACCAATAAAGTTACCTGGTCCAGAAATTGTAGGAGGCACACCTTGTTGATGTTGGTAGAGTATAGCACGCCATGCAAAACCTTCAATAACATTAATGCAAGTATTAAAATATTGCAGTCTAGGATTTCCCAAATGACAATCATATGCTGTATCAGCTTGTTGATATACTACTACACTATGTCCTCTACTTTTAAGACACGTAATGGCAGCAAGAGTTTGATACATTAAATCTTCTACTCTGTCTAAGACCCCATAGACCTCTGTTCTAAGTTTGAATTCTACAAATTTTTCGCTTTCTTGCCTAGACCAAAAGTGTTCCCATCTATTACTAAATTCTTGATTTTGGGGATTGATCCATCGTCCTTCGAAACTTGTGTTTTCGTCATCCACCGTACAAATTGGAAGCTCAGATCTTTGTATAAAAGTTAAACCAATAACATACAATGTAGGATTATTTGCCTTGTAACTATGTTTAAGAGTAGTACGAAGAATACGACTATTAGCACTACCGCCAATGGCCAAACTTTCGGCTATAGGAATATTCAATTTATCAGCTAAATCATAATGACCGTTGCCACTGGCATATGTCTCCATGTAACTACAACCATTTACAACTAATTTTTCTATCATAAATTAGATTTTATTTGTTTTTCATCCCAACCATGTTCTCTAGCCAACTGTTTTAGATCTGCTGTGTCATTAATTTTTGCGAGTAACTCTAATTCATCCTCACTGTAGGTTGGATATATCTGTCTTAAAAATTTAACTGCTTTGCTGTTTGAGCCTTCACGTTTCTTTTGCTTGATCCAATCGTGTCTGAATGAACCCATACCCGGACTCACAGTAGTTGCCAATAACCATTGCAGTTCAGGATGTCTAGATAGTTCAAAGAAATGTTTATTTAAGTTTTCATTGCAGCTCAACAAATAATACTGTTGCAGTTCTGCACTGCCCGACACACTGGAGCCCCAACGAATCATAAGATAAGTGCTAAACTTCTTGCGCTCTTCATCTGTTAAATCCTTATAGAAGTTACGATCCTTACTATCAAAGGCTTGCATTTCGTTGGCTATGTTTAGTTTATCCATTTTTAGTTTTCAACTTATTTCTTGAATTTATATTCATGTATATTTTCTCCATTGACTTGTTGGATATAGTCCAGTTGGATAGTTTGGTTTTTGATCTTGTTTATAACATAAAAGAATATCACCGGCTATTGATAATCGCCATTCATTTTGTTTTTCACTAATTTTTTCTGTGTAATGTTTGGCATTACCTGGAAACAAAAATAGCTTCCCTTGTTTAGGAACAAACTTCCAGGTTAAACTATTTAAATTATTATAGCTTGTTACCAATGTTTTTACATTGCTATCACGGTGGTCATAAAAAGCTCCATGAAAAGGCTCATTAGGATTTCTATCTACTAAAAAAGCTAGTAAGTCGGAATTTTCTGGAGCAGACACATAATAAACAAACGAATAATGACTTGTTTCATGCATATGTACCGGAAGACTAGTGTTACGATCAAGAACAGTAAGCCAGGTTTTTGAAATCATTATGTCAAAAACACTGTGATCAAAATTTAGTTCTTCAAAATGTTGTATGCATGAATCTGATATAAATTTAAATAAGGTATAAAAATCTGGATCAGTATGTATGTCATTTATACCAGTTGCTTCACCAGCAAGAAGACTTCCGTCTGGTTCATAACAAATGAAAGAATTTATTTTGGACAAAAAAAGTTTTTTATAATCTTCATGATCGCTATAAAAATACTCTCCTATACATAAAGGAAAAATAGTATGTATCATTAAAACTTGTGCCTTAAAAACTTTTTAAATTTTTTATACCGGATGATGTGGTACATGTTTTTCTTGTTTGCTTAATTCATATATAAGTTTAACACGATCAACAGCATCTTGCAAGGCAGGATTATTTTTTGCTTCGGTACGTATGTTATACCATAATTGATTTTCTTTATGTTCATTATCAATCAAGTAATCATAACCAACTACTGTTCTTTCTATGGAACCATTTTGTCTTGCATAAACAGTATCTCCTACCCGTTCATATATAACACTTGCTCCTGGTTCTAATTTTTTACCAACATTTTGCATAATCAATTACCTCACTTTGTCTAGATATATCTTTAACAAAAAAAGCGCATAGTGGCTTTTCTGTTCCTGTTTCTAAAGGGACTGCTAACAATTGCCCCGGCTTCAATTTTGGAAAGTACCATTTTACATCTTGGTAGATATCAATAATTTCTATCTTCTCAAATTCAGGTTTAAAACTGCTGATAGGATTAAAACAAAATACACTGAATCCTCTATCATTGATACTGGTCAATGATACAACTTCTAAATCGCCCAAGTCGGGCTCTCCAATAAGCACATGCCAATCCACTGGCATCTTGACTACATTATCTCCTATTCTTAATACCAGTGCAGGACTGTTAAAACTTTCTAAAAAAATGAGAGGAATGTAAAAATAGTCAGGAGTCCTTGGATCACTATTATCTAAAACTGCAAATCTCAAATCCTCAACTTCATCCGGGATTTCATTTAACTCGTAGGCTGTATTATCTAATGTTAGAATTCTCATGTAGTGTATTAATTAAAGTTTTTACTTCGTTAGTAATATTATACTTAGATGTATTCAAATTGCAACCAACTAGAACATCATAATGTAATGGAAACTCGTTTAAAGACAAGTCAAACTTTGATTCTAATTCGTCAGTGTAAAAACTATCGTCTGCAAAATAAATTTTTGGCTGTGCAAGAGCTGAAACAGCCTCATGAACTACTTTATGGTGTATATGTCCGTACTCACCAAACTTATTATGAGTAAGTATTATATCGGCTTGTTTGCAAGCTTGTTGTATTTTAAAAATTGCATCATCCTTGCGCCAGTAATTTAATTTTCCAGTTTCCAAGTCATGGTACATATCAAAAAAACCCAAAAATTGTGTTTTAATATCACGAGATAACCAATAGTTCGAAACTTCAACAGCTCTTAAGTCAGTGTTATTATATGTAAGGTAAACTATTGTCCAAATATTCTTGACTTTTGATACTGCCATGATATCCAGGATCTTCATCTTTGAATGGGTATTGGTTCGTGGCATACGCAGGAGTATCTTCGTAGTCTAAAGTAAAATAGCAATCAGGTATAATTGTAGGAAATGCCTCGCGTATTGTGTTACTAGTCCATATATTACAAGCCACTAATAAGAAAGGAATATTGGCATGGAATAGTCTTAAGATACCATCACTAATTAGCCAACGGTCTTGTTGAAGTTTCCAGTTACTATCATACAGCATATTTATATACTGCTTGACTGCTTCCTGTGTGTGTTTGTCTAATTTGGCCGACCGGTAATAGTGATCATAGTTCTCAGCAAGACTAAAAATGGTTTCTGAGATCATAGTGTAAGGACCTGAGGCAAAATTTATATTTTGGATACCCAGTTCAGGTACATAACCGTTTTTTAAATCTGTGTTTTGTAAATGTTGTTGTAAAGGAGTATTCCACTGAGTAGGCTGTGTGTTCCAATTATATGGGGCATTGGCAGCAGGTATTTCTATTCTATCATGAAATGTTGGAGCTATAATTGCAAAGTCAGGGCGTTGCCTGATAATTTCGTCAATCATAACTCGTATGCCACCATTGCTCATTCCTTGTCGGGCTAAATGTACCAAGTTCCAATCTAGTTTTGCGGCAAGTTTTTCTCCCCAACTTGTTCCGGTATATTCAGCAAGGGTAGATGGAGCACTAAAACTGCAACCAGTAATCATTATTTTTTTTCTAATTTTGTTCTCCTTACTATCTTAAGATACATTTTTCAAGTTTTTTTTTGTTTATCTTAAAAATCATTCCCAATCTCTAATAATTTTGTTTAAGGTATCAAGTAATTGATAATGTATATGCTCAGGCAAATGATTTCCTGGTAGAAGATAATCTTTGTCAAAATCCCAAGGTTGTTTAAATTTGTTAGGCCAACATTTAAACTCTGACCAATCAAAACTTCTTAAAGGTCCGGGTAAAAAGATATATGGAATTTTAAGGGATTCCAAAAGTCTTAAACCGCTTTGTATAATGTAGTAATTCTTAAAATCATCAATTTCATTATTATATAACAATGACAAATAATGCTTGTACGCAGTTTCTATATCTTGATTTAGATTTAAAAATTTTAAATCAGATGGAAATGTGAAACTTCTTTGGTAGTCTTTTAGTATTCCATTGTCAGAATTGGATAAATTTATTTCTAGCACATCCGAGTAGTTTCTAATTAATTTAGTGTGATCAAATTTACCCAATGGTATTTCTAATCTTCCACTTGTTGTTGCACCAACAATAACAAAATTTGGTTTAAAACTTATAGCTTGATCAATTTGCATACGGATGGCAAAATTTGATGCACCACCATATGCTAGATTTGTATAATTTAATTTTTTATCAATTGCATACAAATCAACAAAATGCAAATTATGTTCATATTTGCGATTTAAAATTTCATTACTAAGGTTTTCACTGAGTTGTGTTTGAGAAAATTTCTCATAATTCGGCCAATCTTTTCCTTTGATTGACTGGTATTGATGAAAAGAAGATGACATAAAACTACAACCACACACTACTAAATTTTTCATTGCCATTCGGCCTTTTCAACAGTGAATGGGTAGTTGGCTTCTTTGTAAAAAGTTTTTCGTTTCGTCAAGTGTCTTTTGGCAAACTTACAGGTGCTGGTTATGTCCCAGATCTGAACATGATCTTTGTCTTCAGCTTTCCTAATGCCTCGCCCAATCGATTGAATAACTCGGACAAAAGACTTGCCAGGCTCAAGCAGAACAAGATTAAAAATGCGGGGAATATTAATACCAACAGCAGCAACACCGTAGGTAGCGATAATGATTTTATCTGAAGCTTCTGCCACT